GAAAAGGTTGCGCCCCTGTTCTCATAGTACATGGCCGCCAACGTCAGGAGCATAAGGTCATATTGAGCGTTGCTCGCGAAAACCGGAACACCTGCCGACCGCGCTTTGGATTGCGCGGCCGACAGGTAGACGTTCAGGTCTTCGGTTGCGTCAGGCGGCAGACGTAGGTACTCCGCCAACTGTGTGGTTGTAACGGCCATGTTGCCGCCCTCCTTTCGCTTAGGTCATGGTGATGAAGTTGGTGATGACGAAACTCTCGCCGTCCGCGTCGGCAAAGCATACCTTGCAGCGGAAGGACACGCCCTCATCCTGGCTATCGACGGTGGTGAGCTCATTGGCGCCCTGTCCGGTCCAAGTATCAGCATCAACCCACTCGCCGCCAGAGAGATACTGCCACACATAGCTCACGATGCCACCCGCGCCGGAACCGCCGTCGCTGAATCTGAGGCTGTTCGCCGCAACGGTGAGTTTTTCGCCAGCGGCCTTTGCGGCGGTAGCCGCGGCCGCGGTTGCGCCGGTGATGGTCACGCGGATCTTCGCGATACGGAACGCGCTCTTGAGCTTGATGCGGTGGTCGCCCCACGCCGTGAATACGAAGTAGTATTCGCCCTTCTTCGCGTCCTTGTCGGTCTCATAGGTTGAGCCGATGTCGTAGTTCTGGCGCGCAAAGCGGAAGTCGCCAACAACAGGGTAGATGGCCTTATCGTTGAACACGACGGGGTAGCCGATAACGTCCTCCGGCTTCTTGCCCCACAGCGTATCGCTGTTGTTGGCCATATTGCGGATAGCTGCAAAGTAATCCTGCCTACGCATGACAACGGCAGCGTTAGCGAGAAACGCATCGGGCAGGTCGCCCAGGGCGTTGATGATAGCGTCGATGACGTTATCACCCTTGACCTCGGTGATGTTGTTCAGGTAGAACGACATGTGGGCATGAGTGGTGTCGGAGCTGTCCGTGCCAAAGGCGCGCATCTTCTCCTTGACGGCCAGCGCGGAACGCAAGGCGCTCTCAACGGTGGATACGAGGTCGAAGGGAGAGCCGTGCAGGACGGTATCCTTGATTGTAGCGGAAACCTTGGTCTTGAATCGACCATAGGAAACGCTGGAACCTTCGAGTTCGATTTCGTTCGCAGTGGCCTTATCGGTCACATCGGCAAGGTCGGCGTCCTCAATGGTGTAGTCCAGTTTGGCTTCCTCAAGACCGGTAATCTGCGACACCTGCTCAACGTCGCGCAAGCTGTTGGTCTGGAACGGCTCAACGAGCAATTCACGGGACAGGTTGGTCGGCAGCAGGTTTTCTCCGCGGCCAAGGTCTGCCTCGTTTGTGGGAATGGCGCCGAGGCCCTCATAGGCCTTTTTCACGTCGCCGCCAGTGAGGGCAGCCTTGTAGAACTCGGCCTTAGCTTTTGCAAGCACTTCCTTTTCGGTCATGCCAGCGCCAGAGCCGGACTTCATGGCGACCTGGGTGCGCTGCGCCTCCTCCATGCGGTCGTGTTCGACCTTGAGCAGGTCGTAACGCTTCTGCAGAGACGCGAGATGCGCCTCCTTTTCCTCGACCTCTTTGAGGTCAGAGGCGGGGTCTGCCGCCTTGGAAGTGATGAACTCCCGGTCGGCGTTGATGGCGTCGGTAAGGGTCTGCATCTTCTCCTTGATTTCAAACAAAGTCATTGTCATATCCTCCTTATTTTGTGTCAGATTTTGTACTTCGCTATGATTTCGGCGCGTTTCTTCCGCTCCTCTTCCGAAAGGAGCGCCGATTGCCCTTTCGCGATGAGGGATTTGATTTTGTCCTCTCCGAGTGCGCTGATGTCCGCCGCCATCAGGTCATCGTAAAGGCCGTCGAGGTCTTTTGCTGATTTTGTGACCCCCGCGCCTCTCTGAGCGGGTACAGCGACGAAAGAAAACTCATAAGCATCTTTCGGATTATTCAAATCCGCATAGCACAGCTTTCCGTCGTATTCCTGTCCCTTTTCATGGCCGTCGCCACAGCCACCCCAGCGCATGGGCGCTCCACAGATGGAACAAGAGGCGCCGCCGATGGCACAGCCAACCGACACCTCCTTGATGATGCCGCCCTCAATGGCGGCAACCATGCGGTCGTTTCGCAAGCGCAGCATGTAAGCGTCGCCGCGGAGCACCTTCTTCGGCTCGCCGAGGGAATTCATTTCTCCCGTATCCACTACTTCGGTGCGATATAGCCGTGCGATCTGCCGGTCCATCGTCCAGTCATGGTCGCTGATGCCTACTTTCCCAAGGAAAAGAGAGGCAAGACCTTCCAGGCTTTCATTTGTGAACCGTTCTAAGTCGCGGTCTACCTCGTTGTCGCAGAGGATGATGGAGAACACGAAGACCTCTTCCGGCGTCAACTCTTTCAGGCTGTATTGGTTAATCAGCTTGATATCGGCCTCGGCGTTGGCCTGAGACAAACTGAGTAACTTTAATTTCTCAACTTTGTTCATGGGCTTTCCTCGCTTTCTCAATGTCTGCTTTCAGCGCGTCCTCGCGCTTGTCCGAGGGGAGCAAATAATAAAGACTGGCATTTATGCCCAGTCTTTCGGCTTCTGCAATAAGTTCTTCCATGCCTATCCCTCCGTCAGCAGCGCGGCGATGTCTTTTTTTGTTTTCGCATCGCCAAGCTCGATTCCGCGCTCTGCCGCCATCGCTTTGAGCTCCGCTAAGGTATGCTCGCTCACGAGGTCGGGTTTGCTGGTCGGAATGGAACTCGCGCAGCTCTCCGGGCTGAACTCTCCTTTGTAGCCAAACTCAGCCTTGTAGCCGTTCGCTGTGGCCCAATGGAGAAAGTCGCCAGCTCTTTTCCATTCTTCCGGCAGAGCCTTTCTCTCATGAGCGTCCTGCCACATACCGTAAAGTGTTGCAAATGCCATTTTATTCACCTCCTGCCGGACCTTCTTTGTCCGGGTTTTTGATTAGATATTCAAGCGTGGTAAGGTCGCGTGCCACCAAGAGCTTCTTTCCGTTTGTGTCGTTGGGCAGACCGTAGTCTGCGCGGACTTCGTTGACGCTCATCCAGCCGCCGCGGATGGCCTTTTGATGAACGTCCGCTCGCGTCGCGCTGTCAGCTCTCAATATAGATTCCATATTGAACTTAAAGTTCATGCCCGCCCTGCGGTCCTCCCGCGATATAAGCTTACGGTTGAGCTCGGCTTCATACGCCGTGACGATCGGCAACATGGTAAGCGTCAAGAACTCCAACATCTGCTGTTCTTGCGAATTGAAGGACGTATCCGAGTAGTCACCGAGTAAATGCGGAGGGATGTTGTACACCATCGCCACTTTCGAGCGGGTGATTTTTTCTGCCTCAAAAAGCTCCGTGTCGATAGGCGACAGATTGAGGGAATGAGCAGTTACCCCAGATTCCAAAAGAAGAATATTGCCGCTCGTTTCATGGTAGGTTTCCATGAAGTTCTCAATCATTTCTTTCTTCTGGTCGTCTCCGAGGTTCGCCGGAGCCTCTATGACAATCTGCGCATTCACACCTTTCGCGAGCTGCCCCACGGAATATTTCTGAATCTCGTCATTGTATTGAAGGGTGTTGAACAGCACCGACACGGGGTTTACGCCGGAATAGCCGTTGGTCGAGATGAAGGGGATGTGTATCACATAAAACCCGTGTAGGTAGTACACCTCTCCCTTGTCGGGCGTTATCTGATACCATAGCTCACCGGAATCGGTGTTCATTATCGGTTTCACCCGCGTGGGGTCGGCAATATCCAGTCCTCTCAGCTTCCCGTCTTGGTCGAAAGTCTTGATGGCGTATGCGTTGCCATAGGTGCATCGGCAGGCTTCCATTGTCTTGAACCACTGGCAGGAGGTCATGTTGGCGTTTGGCTCAAATCCCACCAGATCGTTCAATTCGTTTTTCATGGGAGTGGAGGCTCTGTACAGACGCACCGGCATGGCAGATAAGGCATTAGATATTCGGGACACCGCCGCAAAGATGAGTTCGGAGTTTCGCAGCGTATAATCCCCTCGTATCCAATGCGGCATCCATGAACGTCTGAACAATCGAGAGCTTGGCGCCGTGGGTGGCGTTATCAGAGCTTTCTCGGTCTTTGGCCTGAGCCACGAGAATAACCGCTTAAAAATATTCAAAAGGCCTCTCCTCCCATCAGTTTAATTTCAGGACCGTAGTGAGTTTCTTGTCCGGCGCAATCTGCACCGGGTTTCTGCGTAGGTATTCCGTGTGAGCGCATAAAAGCGCCGCAAAGCCGTCGATTTTGCGGTACTTGTGCTGCTTTGTCGGCATATAGGTGGCGTTCACGCTTCGCTTTGTGAGTCTGACGTTTCCGAGATACCAGTTGAACAGCGCATTGTTGTTGTGGACCACGCCTCCGTCGAGGAACCTCTCTTTGAGGTGGTCGAGCGGTGCCGTAAGCGTGAGCTCGCCCTGCCGGACATCATTCAGTACAAAGCCTTTCTTGCGGAGCTCCTGCACCAGCATGAACGCCTTGGCGGGGTCAAAGCCCACCGTATCTATGCGGTATTTCTCCCGCTGCTCCAAAAACCATTGAAAAACAAGGGTGTAATCCACATAATCCCCGTCAACGATTGTCAGCCAGTTCGAGGACACAAGGTGCTGCCACTCCAATTTCTCGTGGTTCTCTTTGACCTTTGCCATAGGTACCCACGAATGCTCCAACACGAAGAACTTGTTTTCCCCGAGGGGGAATTCCAAACAGGCCGATGTAAAGTCGTCGGTCTCCGCAAGGTCAAACCCGCCATAGCATCGTTTCCCTGCGAGGTCTTCAAGTTTGAAAACCTGGTTGTTCTTCTGTATGGTCGCCGTATCGAGGAAAGAGAGTTCATCGACCGAGGTAAAGACGTTCAACTGCTTGTTTATGAAGTTGCTTCTTTCGGCCGGAACCGCCTTGCAGCGTTCCCATTCATCAATGAGGTCGTCGAGGCGAAGCAGCGGCCCGAGGGATGGATTTGCTTTTATCCAGCAGTCCGTGTTCTCGGGGTCGTCGCCCTCGTCAATTTCCGCGATATAAACAAACATCCTGTCTGCTGCACGCTGCGCAATCGCGCCGGAGCTGTCGAGGATATTGCAGCCCAAGACGTAGTAATCCATGAGCGGACCGTCTATGACGGTACCGAGCGTGGAAATGTAAATAATAAGCGGCTGCCGCCGCTTCTTTGTCTTTGCCTTTATGACGTTGATGAGCTTGTAGTCACGATACTCCTGTATCTCGTCAAATATGGCGAGGTGGACGTTGCGCCCATCAAGGTTTTTATAGTCGGAGGCAAGCGGCTGTATCTTCGAGTTCGTCTTCAAGAAGTAAACGCCGTCCCGGGTTATCTTGAAGTGCTTTGCTAAAATTGGAGAACCTTTGAGTTGCTCCTTGCATTCGTCGAATACGATGCGCGCCTGCTCCCGCGAGTTTGCCAAACAGTAAACCTCGGCGCCTCTTTCGCCGTCCTTGGACGCTCCAAAGGCAGCATTGCCGGTTACAAGCGTCGATTTTCCGTTGCCGGAGCCGACCAGCACCAGGGCTTCACGGAAGCGCCTGTATCCCGTGCGCTTATCCACCCATCCGTAGATATTGCCCTCGACAAAATGCTGCCACGGCAGCAGCCGCATCTTGTCGTAATCGCCCTTCGTCGGCCGCATGAATTTTTCAATGAAGTCAATGGGACGATAGGCTTTTGCAACATCAAACTTCCACGGGTAGTCGGGGCTCTCCGATGCCGCCAACTCATCCATAAATCGCTGACAGGCTTGCTTTACCCGTTTGCCGGTGAGAATCTTGCCGCCTAAGACATCTTCGGCATACCGATAGCAGTCTGAATTAACGACAAGGCTCGAAATGTCAGAAGACATCAAACGAGTCACCGCCCTCGGCATCCTCGTCTTTCAGCGGCGCGACGATGTAGCGGATGAGCAGTTGCGCGGTCTTGTCAGCAGCTCCCGCCGTCTGGTTATATGCAGACACGGCCGGGTTAATGTAAAGGTTCTTGCGACCCTTCACATACTCCTTCTCCGTAAGCATTCCCTCGTCTTTGATTATCTTTTGGAGCTGAACGAGGTGTAAAATGTGCTCCTGATACCGTTTGAAGGTCGTAACGAACAAATACGAGTGCTCCACGCCCTTTTCCTCGGCACGTTTGAGTATTTCTTTCGCCTGTCCGTTGAGGTCGACGCTCATAACCTCATCGCTCGTTCTCCGTGCCATTGCCGCCCCTCCTTTCCAAAAAACTCATGTAACTATCAGCGATGCGAAGGTGCCAGGGCGCGCGGTTCCAGCGAGCCACCCGGCAACCTTGAAGGGAGGGGGGATGGTCGCTTGACCGCGGCGTTGGTGCCGGTGAGCCTGCTGCATGAATCCGGCAAGGTCTATCCCTGCGCATTGTGTCATGCTTTTTCCTGCTTAAATCTTGATAATTCTCACCGGCAAACTGTCCTCCCTCCGACGAGGCTTGGTCGCCTCATGGCAATCCCAACATAGGCTCTCAAGGTTCGAGAGTTCGAGAGCCAGCTCGGGATGAGTGCTACGCGGCAGGACGTGATGCACTTCGGTTGCTGTTGTTATGCGCTTGTTTCTCAGGCACTCTTGACATAGGTAGTGGTCACGGTGCAGCGCAAGCAGCCGCAGACGCTTCCATGCCTTGGAGTGGATGATGTCCCCTTTTTTTGAGGCGCTTTTTTCTGGCTGGTTTTTACCGCTCGGATGATAACCCGGACGCTTGCTCATGTATGGCATCACGCTCCCTCTGCCCGTATGCAAGGCTTTATCTTTAGGCAGGGTTACCACGGCGCACACGCGGTAGGCCACGCATGCGCCGTTGCAACGCCCTGAATGATTAGATATTCGCAAGAGCTTCGGCCTTGCTGTATTCCTTCACGTTCTTTGTCATCATTGCAAGGAAGTCATCCTTCGAGAAGTCGGACAGCCTGAACACCTCTTCGGGCTTCATGCCAAGCTGCTTGGATATCTCACCTACTGGCTTGCCCTCATCAAGCAGCCGCTTCACGATAGCCCTCATCGGCTCAAGCAGGTGCGTACCCCTTGCCCTGTTGTGGGTCACGGTGCCGTACATATCCTCGGTCTCGTCGGCATGGTTGACTATCACTATTGGCACCTTGCCGCCGAGCTTTGAGCGCAGCGGCTCTTGCCCTGAGACGGTCCAACGATGAAAGCCGTCGATGATGGTGTAATCCGGCCGCACGACCAGCGGCAGCGTCCATCCGTTTGTGAGGATGGATTGTGTAAGCAGCTGCAGATTCTCTTTGCTGACCTTGTTTGGGTTGTAGTCATTCGGCCGCAGCTTCTCGCGGTCTACCCATTGCAACGTACCGAGCGGAGCGAATAAGTCCATCTCAGCCATTGTTCTCACCTCCTTTGCGGAAAGTCTTTGCGTAGTCCGCATAGGATGAGGCAATGTTGTGATGGAGCGCCCGCAGCGTCCGTTGCTTTGGATCTCCGGCGACCAAGGCGTCATACATTCGGCGGTAATGCTCCGGCCCTATCATGGCGTCATATTTGACAATCAGCTTGATATAGGACTTTGCCACCGAGCGCGTAAGCTCTGTGGTGAAGTATCGCCCCGGGTTCTCGAAAAGCATGTGCTTCACGAGCGCCTTGTAATCTTTCGGGTTTTTCGCTTCCTCCTCACGCCTGCTTCTGGAATTGCGACGGTAAAGCTCGCTGTCCCAGTAGAGCATGGCAAGGTAGGCGTTGGGCTCTCGCCGCAAGATGCGCTCCCATAGGCCAGGTTCGTACTCGGCTATGTGTATCAGCGACGCCACGCAGTCGATTGAAAAGAGTTGGCAGATACGCAAGCCGTTCCGCTTCACTCCCGATTGGTACATCCACAGGTAAATGACAGGGATGTCCACCTTATGCTCTTTGAGATAAAGCCACACATCGGCGGTTTTCCAGTCATATATCGGGTAGATAAGGTTCTTGTCGGTGATGCTGCTGCCGGCGCCGATCCGCATGACCGACATGTATTGAAGCCTCTGCAGGCTCTCGGACGTTCTCACGCCGCAAAGCGTGATGCCGTTGCCCGTCACCTTCGGCAAGAAACTCTGGTAGTTGTCGATGCCCGGCTTCAACTTCGGGTGATTGCGCAGGGCAAAGGGTGGAGGCTGCCTGACCCACACGTCGGCCTTGGTATGGTCCCAACAGGTATAGCTCTCGTCGTTCGTCAGTTGGTTGTACGCCGAGAAGTGCTTGACCTCCACGCACCACCATTGAAACTGCGCTCCAACGGCGAGAAACCTCTTGCGCCATTCGAGGGTCTTTTCAACGACGCTCTGATATATCGCTTCCTCGTCCACGAAAAGCACGATGAGCTGCTTCGGGTCGATTTCGCCGGCCATGATGAGGCGATAGATTATATCTGCCATAACGAGCGAATCTTTACCGCCCGAGAACGACAGGTATACAGGCACTCCATTTGTGAACACGTTTTTGATGCGGATTCTCGCGGCAGTCACCACATCCATTCCTGAACGGATACGCTTTACAGCCATATCCGCTCACCGCATTTGGGGCAAATGATAAACCGGCGCTCCGACTGCTCCGCTTTGTACGGTTCCGCGTATCCCGTAACTTCGCGAGCATCCTCGGCCGCAGTCTGCGGTAGGTACTCGGTCGCGTCCTGTGCAGCCGCCTCATCTTCGGCTTCGTACTTTTCGCCGGTGTTCTTGATTTGCTGGATTTTATCCTCCGGGACGATTCCGTAGCCGGTCAGTAGCTCGTCTACCTCCCCAACATCGAGGACGAGGCTTTGGAGCATTTCTTCATCGAAGCCCGGTATGTCGAGGTCGTCTCTCAGATCTTGGACGAATGCGTCAAAGGTATCCATATCGTCCACGCCGAGAGAATAGATGCGGTTGTCGGCCAGCATCAGCTTTTTCTTTTCCTTTTCGCTGAGGCCGGTCAGGACGTAGCAGTCCGCTTCGGTGCGCCCCATGGATACAAGGGCATCATACAGACCGTTGCCGCACAGCATGACGTTGTTTTCGTCAATGACGATTGGCCGTATCTGGTCGAACATTTCAATGCTCCGGCGAAACTCTTTGAGCTGCTTGTCGGTGTGCATTCGGGTGTTCTTTTTCGGGTGGCGCAAGTCGGACAGCTTTTTCTTGGTGATCTTCATACGCCCGTCACCCCCTCGAGGAAATGACGTGCGCTAGGCAGCTTCTCCGCCGCGGCGACGATGATTGACGAGTCTATCTCATAGACCTCGCGAAAGCCCTGCTCCGCCGAGGCCATGCCCATGCGCGACGGCCACGGGTGCGTGCCACATCGATAACCGTCTTTCCAGCCGTATATCGGCGGCATTGGGATTCCGTGATAGTGGATATATGCCAGCACCAATTCGTGCGGCCAGTCGGCGAGCGGAGAATATCGCGTCACGCCGGCGCCGTTGGTGTAGACATTGGTGCCTTTCCCGACATGGTTGCCGTCAGCCTTTCGATGGCCGCAGATGATGATGTCGAGGTTATGACTTTGAAAGTATTTCCTGATGGCCGTGCGCTGCACGATTTCATACCATCGTGAAGTGGTTGCGGAGCTGCCGGGGAATATCATCTTCGGGTGCTTCGCCAGCCACTCTATATCCTGCCCGGTGTTGATGACCTCACAGCCATCCGGCTTGTTCTCCATGCACCAGGCGAGGAAAGCAGGGTATTCAAGCTCCGTATGAGCGAAAACGCAGTCTGTAATCCCTATTCCCTGGCAGATGTCAGCGAGGACAAGACTGTCTTTTCCGCCGCTCCATGCGTAAGCCGACCGTTTACCCTCGGTTGTCTTTTTGACCGCATCTATGACCGTTGCAACGGCCTCATTGAGCTCTTGGAGCGTTACCAGCTCCTCGATTTGAGACGCCGCCTCAGCCCAAACGGAATTGTTGGTGCTCTGCTTTTTCCCGAGTATCTGCCTCATGCTTTCACCGCCCTTCGTTTCTCAATGAAGTGCCAGATGAAAGCGGCAGCCACGGCGCCGGCAACGATGTATATGCGGATTTGGCTCATAAGCGTCCATACGCCCATGACGCCCATTGGTATGAGGAACTGCCAGAGCGCCACGCTCGCAATATTCACTGCAAGGCCGAATTTCCTGCCAAAGGTAATGTAGACGCTGTAAAGGAACGACGAAAGCGTGGATACCGCCACGAGGGTAATGAGCACGGCTTTTATGATGTTTAGAACTGGGCTAAAGCTCGTCCATGCAAGCAGAAATGTAAAGGTCAAGTAGGCGCCGAACAGCAGGCCGCCCATGACAAACGCTCGCCGGACGTTCACCTTCTTCGTGCCATCCCCGTTGCGGTCATTATAGTCCAGTATCTCGAAGAAATATGGGTAGAGGAAAGCGCCGGGCAGGAGCAGCAGGCTCTTGTTGATGCCTACGCTCATGTTTGCCGGCTCAAGTCCCCATGACAACTCGTGCATATTGCCCTGCGAGTAGATGATGGCCGCTATTGTCAGTACCAGGGCGACGCCGTAAACAGCAACCCAGCTCGCATTATCCGTCAGCACATTCCTTATCATGCCGAAGCGGATCAGCAAGAACAGGAAGAACGCAGCCAGGGCATAGGCAAGATACATTCCGAAATTTGCAGGCAGCGTTGTTTGTGCAAATATAGCCTGTATCCCGTTCATGGAGAGCCATATCTGAAACACGCACATGAAGCCGACGATGATGTGCATTGGCTTTGACCTGAACACATCCCGCAGTTTAGGTATCATCGGTGCAAAAATGCCGAATACCACGCAGGCCAACGTGTTTCCGATAGCCCAAATGATAAACGGCATGATTCCATATTCCTGCACCATCGTAATGCCATTCATGAGCGAGCCGACGCCTGCCCAGGTCGCGGCAATCGACATCGAGTAGTACAGCGTAGGGTTGCTTTTGAATCGGTCTTTGATTCTTGAAAACACTTGGTTTTCCTCCTTTTTTGGTGTACCCGCTGCTGCTGCCGGTGGCGAGCCGACGCCTGCACGGGTCGTCCCTGCGTAAAGGAGTAAACGCAGGGCTCACCCTCCTTTCCAAAGTAATGAGCGGCCCTCGGTGAGAGCCGCCCTGCTATGTAGGATTTTACAAGCTTAACAGTATCATGGATTGCGCGGGACACGCAAGGACACGGCGGGACAACTTTATTCCTGCGCGTTCAGGTATCGATAGCATACCTTTTTCACGCTGTCCTCGGTATTGTCGCCTCCGACTACCTCCGCTATCTCTGCCCAGGTCATGCACTCGATGAAGCGCAGGCTGAATATGGTCTTGATAAAGCCGTCCTGTATCGATTCTACGAACTCCATGACCGCCTGGCGCTCACAGCTTATATCCGATTTGAGCTCTGTGATTTGCTTTTCCAAATCCACTATCTGAGCAACAAACTTTGATACCTTATCTTGGGCATTCGGGCTTTTGGGCATATCGGACAGTTTGGGCGTTATGGATTCAGCCGCGGCACGCAGAGAACCGAGCGTATCCTCATAAAGCATCAGCTTCTTTCGCAATTCATAATACTTCGATAGCATTTTCAGCGTCATGCGGCCACCTCCTGTATACTCTGCGGCGCTTAGTCCACGTTGTCGTTCTCTGTGCTGGTCCACGGGAACTCGCGCCTCATGTTTTCCTCTCCGACGACTGGCACAAGGCTTTCTTTCATGAACACTGGTATGTGTTCTCTATCGCATTCCTCTACGAGACTTTCAATCCATGCGCGCTCTGGCTTGACCCTGCCCTTTCTATTGCCGGTTTCAGCCCCGATGATTACCCAGTCGGGGCAATATTGCGGTTTTGGCAAATGAAGCTCTTCGAGTATAGGCTCCGCGCTTACAAATGCGTGAAATGACATTCCGCTGTACCACATTGCCTTGTCTCCCACTTTCGTTACCGAAGTTCCGAGCCAGATGTTGTCACTGTGCGGAATTATGCCATTTGTCTCGAGATTCAAGTATCTTTCTCCGTTTTTCGTTAGGAACAAATACTTGTGCTGCGGCGCATTCGCACAAACGTTGAAAACGTCCTTTATCCATTCTTCGGGTACCCATTCACCGAATAGGTCTGCCATGCTGCATACAAAGATAGTGCGTGGCTTCGTCCACATGGTAGGCTCGGCAAGGCGATAGCGGTGGAAGGTCGGCGCAAATTCGAATGGATAAGGGGCATTATGCCCTCTGTCTTCATCAAACACCGGCTCTACTATGTCGTGGATTTTACCGTCGTCCTCTGTTATCCATTGGCACTCGCGACCGCATTCGTTATTTGTCGTATGGCTTGCGCCGCCGAAGCGGGTAGCAATGCGGCGAGCGTAGCAGTATTCGCACTCGTGGAAGCAGCCTGTGACAGGATTCCAAGTGCTGTCACACCACTCAATCTTAGTCTTTTTCAATGCTGTGCCTCCTTTGCTTTATCAGTTCGCGCCGCGCAGATCGATACATCATCAGCAGCATTTCGCTGTTCGGTCTGTTTCGGTCAGTCCGTTTCGCCGGTTTTACCGATGCGAGCCCCGTATACTCCGTTGGAGTGAGAACGCCCACATTGTACGGAATGAGGTGCTTTATACTCTCAAACACCTCTTGCGGCATAACATAGAAATTGAAGTCACCGAGGAAGTTATGCCCGTTCTTGGAATGAAAGTCCTCCACCGAAGATTTGATTTCATAGCAGAAAAAATCTCCTTTTTCTATGCCGGATACTGTATTGTTCTTCGGCAAAAACTTCATGTAATCCACCCGAATTGATTTGCTTGTCGAATAGTCAAACGTGACCTCTTTCGCCCAATAGACGCGGGTATCGTTATGCGGGTCGATATAAAGTTCAAGCCGCTGAGAAAGATCATCCGTTATTTCGGGGCGGCTCATGGTTTACACTCCTGATATTCGACATCAAGCATCCCATCGTCATATCGGATAACCGTGTCCCCAACATACGCAACCTTGTATCCTTTCTGCGTAGGCACTATCAGCGTATGGTCTTCGATGTTTATTCGTATCGTTGATCCTAACGCCTTTTGAAGTACCGTGCTTGGCATTGACGGGTGTCTGTTAAACCCTCCTATCGTGAACCGTTCTACAACCTTGCTCATGCTATTTACCTCCGTTCGCGCGATTGTTCCAAGCATCAAGAGCCTGCCACCTCGTTTGGCAGTATCCCTTATCCATAGTAGCCATGCAACTAAGGCATACTACCCGCCACCGCTTGCCAGCACCGTGCTCGTATTCCTCCGCGATAATGTGCTCTCTGTCCGCGCCGCAGAAGGGGCATGGCTTGACTTCGTAACCTTCGGGGAACTTCTCAATTGACGTACTCATTCCGTATCTCCTGTTGGCGGCTCCGGCAGCGGCATCCAATGGGTTACCTTCGCGCCCTTATCCACGCAGGCAAAGTCATGGTTATACCACGTTCCATCATGTGTTTTGCTCGTCGTTATCTTTTTGTTGCCGTCGCTGAATAACACGCACACAATCACTTCATTGGAGCCCTTACGCCACATTGATTTGTTCCATGTAGAGGTGCCATAGAACCGTGCAAATATGCTGTCATGCTCTTTGGGCATTTCATCCTTAATGCTAATCCACTCGTTCATTCTGCACCGTCCTTTTCGTCGCACGAGCCGAGCCTTTCGACCAGCTTAGGCAGTCCCTTTCTCACAAGAGAATCAACAGCACGGTTTACGCATCTCTCGATTATTTCATCTTTTTGAGCATAAACATATGCCTTGACTGCGTTTTCAACGCCCTTTCGAATGCCGTACTTCGTGTCGCGATTTTCCGCACAATAGCTCGCCGTCATGCGCTCTGCGATTTGCTTCTCTACCTCTTTGGCAATGTCGTCCTCATTGATGGTAATTCTTATTTCAGCCATTATTAAGGCCCTCCTCCTGTATGTATTCTTTGACCTGTTCCTCTGTTGCCTCGAAAAACCCGCTCAGGTGATAACGCTCCAAGAAGCCAAGAACGTGCGGGTTTCCGTAGCGGTCGCTGGCATCGTCCAGAATCTTTATAAGTTCACTCATGCGTCCATCCTTTTCTCCGCCGTTTTCGGCGGGTGCGCTTCTTGGCGGTGGTCTTGGCCATCTTTACCCGGGCAAGGAGTATGCCGGTTTCGGTGAATGCGGCGTTGCTGCTTCTGTACCCCTCATGCGACATCACAGCGTGCTCTGCTTTGGTAACGAGCCGTAGATTATCGAGAGCGAGGTTGTGCCGATCGCCGTCAAGAAAGATGATGTTGTGGCCGGCAGGACGCTTTCCGTTGGCATCTTCCCAAATAAGAACGTGTTTCTCACGCCATTTATTCGGCTCTGCAACCTTGACCCACCAATACCCGTCTGACGGGCGGAAGGTCTCCGTGCCAACCGGCTTGTGCGTAGGAGGCATAGCGCCTTTTTTGAACCAGCCCTTTTCGCATCCGGCAGGGCAGGATCCTTTTTTACCCTTGTTCTTTGGCTCATGCCCTTTCTCAAAACGTCCGGTGCGGCCGCTGTTCAGCTTGTGGTTGCCGTAAAAGCCTTTTATCTGCGACGTCGTATACTCCCTGCCGAACTCGGCGTATAGCCGCGCTGCCATGTCCGCATGGCTCGTACCGCGATAATTGGCGCGGATATACTCGCACACCTCCCGGGGGAACGCATCGGAGTAATACGATTCCCGTGCCCCCGGCTTTACGCCGCTGCTCAGACCATGGTTTTTCTTGTAGGCGCGAATCTGCCCGATGGTGTACGATGCGCCAAAGGCCGCATTGACCCGCGCCACAAGCTCCGCGGTGGTGATGCCGACATAGTTCTCGGCTATGAAGTCGATATGCTCTTGCGGGTAGCGCCTCATCACTTATCACCCGCCGTCAGCATGGGCGGCAGCGTCTTTTCGTCCCGCCCGTATTCCTCAACGTGCTTCATGGCCTTGAGTGTAAGCTCCCCGTTTTGGATTACGGTTTGGGCGACCTTGGTGATGGCTTCGCTTCGGACGATTTCCCGCTGCATATCTTCTTCGGTGAGGTCGTCGTCTGTAAGGCGCTCAAGCGTCTCGAATAGATAATTGTTGAGATCTGTAAGAGTGTTTTTCATATCAGACCCCTTTCTCGTACCCGTTGAGCGCCTTTCTTGCCATTGCCGCAACTTGGATATACTCGCAGGCGGTCAAGATAGCACTTTCTTCAATGCGGCTAAGGGCTGCGTCCTGTTGCTCTTTGTCGTTTATGGTAATGGCCATCCAATACTCATCAAGAGACTTGTCGAGCTCGGCAACCTCCTTGATACCATCGTCGCGCTCTTCGAGAATGACCGCATACGCTTCATGTGAGGAATGGTGATGGGCACCATGAATAGTTGTGGCTCTGCTGAGTTCGGCGGCCACGAGTTCATTAACCTGTTTGATGAGCTGTTCCATTTCATACCTCCGATAGTTTTTTGTTAAACGATTTCGCCATAATCTCTCTAATAAAATCCAGCGTTTCGGTATTCCCAAAGACTTCATAGCGTAGGGAGTGGACGCTCCGGCTTTGATGAATAAGGTCGCGGTCATGGTGGGCGGTCTGCAAGGACTTTGTGCAGATAAACGCTTGGCAGATAAGCGGACGCACTGGATATATGTCACAGCGCTTTGTCTGTTCGTTGCGGAATGCACAGGTCAAGTCTATTGCCTTTGGGTCGAAGAACGGCGCCTGCCGATGCTCTTTGAGGTTGTGCGCCTTGGCATACCGCTTGATTTTCCGCACCTCAGCGTCTGTCAGTGGGAGTAGGTCGGAACAGCACTCTCCGCAGTTTGAGCATTTTCCGTTGATGCAGTTGTTGGAATATTCCGAGCCATCAGCCGGAAGGTCAAGGTAACTGCCATAGTACGCCATCACGCTTCCTCTACTTTCTTGAACAGCTCGTGTGTGCCATTCTGCATGGCCTTTTCCTCGTCGGACATTTCGTAGCCGAGAGATATCATGAAGTCATATAGGCGGTCGAGCTCGTCACACGGTGTATACTCACTGCGCCAGTTGTAATAGTCTTGATTGGTTTCAAGGCTTTCAAATGTCGAAACGAGTAAGTAAAGCTCTGGCTTTTCGCGGAGTTGCGGGACTATGTCGGAGAACTCCCATTCACCGCTGTCTGTATCACCTTCGATGTTGAGGAGCTCTGCGAACTCCGCAAAACCAAACCGTGTGTAGCCATCTTCAAGCGCTGCGCAGACAGCATACTCAATGATTGCCGGCAGATTCTTTTTCGCCTGTGCGTTTGAAAAACTACGGATAAACTCAAACCGAAGCGTCGAACAGCGTGCTGCTATCTCTTTGAATTGGTCTACTTTTGCTTGCCGCTTTGCCTGTTCTTCCTTGCGTTTTTCGGCCGTTTCATCTATCGGGTCGTCAGCCTTGTCCCTATATACATCTATCTGTCGGGCACTTGACTTGAAATAATAACGAGCAGTCTGCGCATCATCTGGAACGACTATCTCTTTCCCGATATTCCAGTAACCGTAATTTCCTTGATACGACATGGTTTTGTAATCGCTTTCCTCGATGCGCTCCGCAAAGGTTTCAAGGATAGAAACGGCGTCCTCCATGTAGCTGTCGAGCTTTTCTCTGTCCATGGCTGCTTTGAGCTCATTGCGGAAGTTTTGTGTCCCAATGGATTCAAGCACCTTGTTGCGCAGCTCAATGCTTTCGATTTTCTCAAGCTCTGCATAATCCATGAGAGTGGCGCCGCGCTTCTCTGACTTCTTGAACTTCTCTTGGTCGAGCTCCAGCAGTTTCACGCGACGTCTTACGGTCGTGGAGGAAAAGCCTGTGCGCTCAGATATATCGGAAACGCTGTCACCAAGGTCAAGCATCAACTGAAATCCTTGCGCCTGCTCATAAACGGATAGGTCGCTGCGCTGCATGTTTTCGGTAAGCATCGTGCGGATCTGCTTCACACCCGTCATATCGGACACGATGCAGGGAACGGTTGCAATGCCTGCGAGTTTCGCCGCGGCAAGGCGACGGTGGCCGATAACAACGGTGTATCCGTTGAAGTCGTGGGTCAATTCGCCGTATCGCGGAACTACGGTGAGGTTTTGAAGAACGCCGTTGACCTTAATGCTCTCAGCGAGTTCCGACAGGTCGCCCAGGCTCTTGCGCGGGTTTTCGGGGTGCGGTGAGATCTCCGACGTGTTTATGTAGGTAAGTACGCCATATTCGGGCTTGGTAGTCATTTGTATAGCTCCTCTCAAAATAATCTTAGTTGGCCGGTCTTATCGGCTTTGAACTCCTGTGCCGGTTCTTTCACCGGCTCCGCGGCCGTAGGCGCGTAGGATTGAAAGAGTACGTCAATCTGCGCCCACATTCTGCGGAAGTGCCATGTGTTCTTGAAGTAGAACGGGGTGTACCACACATTCTCGCCGGGCTTCGGAACGAGACCGCGCCGGTCATAGCTGACACTTGGCTTGGTTAGGGTGTTGTCAATGACCACATAACCGGCGCAGCCGAGTAGTGAGAGCTGGATATAGCACATCATGGCCACGGTGTAGTCGATGTCCTGGGCGACGAATAGGACGTGGTCGTGATAGTTGACCTTCTGCCGAATGCACTCATTCACGAATGCCACCAGCAGAGCGCCGGCACCGCATGTAGGGTCGCTCACGCCGATCCAGCCCTTCGCCTCGATTTCTTCCGCGAGGTTGCCGCTCGTTATCTGCGCCATACAAGCGCACACGCAGTATGGCGTGAAGAACTGACCGACGTGCTGATTGCCCAGCTCCAACGACATATAGAGCTCGCCCAAAAAGTCTTGGTCTTGGCTTTCCTCCATACCCGCGACGACGGAGGCAAACATATCCTTAAACATTTCCGCCTCACTTGGGTTGTACTTCTTGATGATGCTCATATAAGTCTGTTCGCGGTGTTCGGCGCAGCTTTTATCCACGGTGTTTGAGATGGCAATAGCGGTCATGCTCACGAAATCTGCCCATACCGACCACCGGGAATGACGGTCGCAAAGGCGGTCGAATATCCGGGCAATCTCTTTTTTGCTTTCACCGCGCACCATCCGCGCCGAGCTTTTCATCAGCCCTGCTCCTCGTACTCGTAGCCGGTTTCATCATCGTCACGGTCGAAAAGGCTGCGCTGTGCTCCCTTGATTTTCCGCATGACGTATTCGCCTTTGTCTTTATCAAAGACCAGCTCGTAATCGATGCCGCCGACCGAACCGCTTTTCTCGTCCTTGTAGGCCATCTGCGCGGTGATTTTGTGCTCGAACTTCGGGATAATGAGCTCACGGCCGGGTTCGCCCTCGTCGCCCTCCGGCGTATCCATCTTTACAAGCGAGATTTTGAGGGAGATCTTCACGTCGGCAGCCTCGCCCTCTTTCTGCAACATGGTCGTGAGGGTCTTGCGGAGCATTTGATTGAAGTCGTTTTTCAAGGCGTTAAACGCCTCGCTGTCAAGCGTCAGAATGTAATTCATGGTGGTCTCCTTTCATTCTTGCGCGTCCTGCATAGTCACTTCGACGCGCGGATTATTCGAGTAGAACTTGCGTACCTGGGCGTCAACAATCTGCGTGTCATCGCGGTACGCTATCTGATTAAGGCTGTCGGCAATGATTTTCCCGATGTTATCCCAGTCCGGCTTTTTGGTGGGGCGTATCTGCCCGTCCTCCATTTGCTTCTGCTTTTTCTTGGAGGCCGAGGCAGGGATGCTGTAATAAGCCCGTATCCTCAAATCTATGGGCGTCGTGTCGGGAAAGCGCACGGTGCCGCATTGCCGCCTGTATTCCGTAACCACAAGGTTTTCGTAGATGACCGTTTCATCCGGGGTGCGAGTGATGGTCTTGCCATTTATGTTGGCGAAGCGCGGCCGGCCTTTTCCTTGAGGCTCTCCCA